CAACGTAGGCTCACCACCTAAACAATATTTCGTTCCAAAGAACGCAACATATTATACCCCGGAATAAACACCTAATTAAGGGAGTAACATGAAATTAGGTCAAGTAGTAAGTTCAATTAGCGCATTAAATAATCTCGCTAGTGAAAAAATGAAAGCAAAACAAGCGTATCGTGTTTCTCGTGTGCTGATGGAAGCAAATGGTCATCTAGACTCATTTAACAGTGCTAGAGACAAAGCTATAGAGAAATATGGTGAGAAAAATGATGACGGCAATATAGCCGTAGATCAAAAGTCTAAAGGCTTTAAAAAGTTTACGGATGAACTCAATGCCTTGTTTGATGAAGAAATCGAAATGAAGTTTAATAAAATTAAACTGAAAGAGATCGGCAATCTCGAAGTATCTGTCGCAGATATGGTTGCTTTAGATTGGTTGATTGACGATTAATGCTTATCAGGCGTAATGGAAAAGTACGGCTGTACCTTAACGCTACGCCTGGTGCTACCCGCAAAGATTCCGAATCTGTAGAATATCCCAAAAGTAAAAAATACTTCGTATGGAGTGATGGTGAAGTTGTAAAACGTACCGATAGCTTAAAAACAGCAGAAGAAACATTTAGCAGTGAATCTGGTGTAGACGGAAGAATGAAAATAGGAAAGACGAATGTTAAGGAATTAGTATGAAACTACATCATGGGTTAATCGGATATCTACGAAGCAATGCTTGGTTAGATCACTGGAGTTCTGTCCATATTGCAGCAGGACTTTTCATAGCAAAAGTAGCTTTATGGTTTGGTGCATCAGATTTTTGGGCGGTAATGTGGGTAGCTATCATTGGATTGCTTTGGGAAATATATGAATATATTGTTGAGGGTACAGAAGAAGTATATGGAACAAAGGCAAAGTGGAGAAACAATACAATATCAGATTTAATTGTAGAGATTGGTGCTGCTTGGTGGATGGTATTGTAAATGGCAAAGATAGATGATAATCTGAATGTTACTATTAACATTCGTTGGTTAGTTCAGTTAATAGCGATTATTGGCTCTGGGGTAATGGCTTGGTTTACTCTAAAGTCTGATATTGCTGAACTTAAAATTAACTATGAAGCGATAGACAAACGACTCCAGGTAATAGAAAATTCACGGAATGCGGAACTAGAAGAGATAAACAAAAGTTTACTTCAGAAAATGTTTAAGAAAGAAAAATGAAAAGATTAATACTACTGTTATTGCTTTTAAGCTGTGAAGATAAATACTTAACAGTAGAGCGTAGAGTTATAGATGCTGAAAATAATATACCTATATATTTTACAACAACGGCAGAACAAGGTCAGATGGAATCGACTTGGCAACCGGTGTTCCATTATTACATCTTTTCTTTTGATAAAGAAGGAAGATATGATGCGTATTTTCATTGCTATGTAATTATGGAAGATTCTGTAATTTTTTCAGCAGTACAGAGTATTGAAATAGAAGGTGGTAAGAAAATATGGGGTGAATACATAGGTGTTGGGGCAAACTTTTCTCCCGAACTTATAGTAAATAGCACTCCAATGGCATATGTATCAGTAAAGTATTAATTATTTAAATGGGAACAATATATGGCAGAAATGTATGCGGAATATGGCGTAATTGGCGTTGTAGTAGTATTATTCTCAGGAATGTTGTATTGGTTTAGGGGATTTGTAGAAAGACTTGTAAATAATAAATTAGAAGATTTAGAACACGAGATTCAGCAAAATCGAGAAATAACCATCAAGCTTATAGATAGATGGAACAAGGAAGCTACTAAAGCCGATAGAAGGCATGAATCGGTAATAGAAAATGCTGAACGCAGGCACGAAAAACTTACATTTGAGTTACGAACTCAAAGTGAAGTGTTGAATTATTTAAAAGGAAAGTTGGACAAAACATAGTGGATAGTATAAAAACAGTTGGAGTTAATTTTTTTAGTTATGGAGTATGGTTAGTTGACGCTATACCATTTGTATTACAAACCGCAATCGGTTTATTAACAATAATTTACTTAACCCTTAAAATCAAAAAACTAAAGGAATAATCATGGAATGGTTGAATTGGTCTAACTTTGCGTATTTTATGGTACTTATGCTAACCCTAGTTGGTACTATAGTCGGTACAAAATACCGAATATTAGTAAAGGAATTAAAAGACGTTGCTCAATCGTACAAAGATGCAATGAAAGATGGCAAACTCTCAGAAAAAGAAAAAGAAGCATTAGCAAAAGAGAGTATGGATGTTATCATGGCTGCTGTACGGCTTGTCTGGAAATTCTAATTATTAATAGCCAGTAACGAATAAAGGCGTAAGATTACTTACGCCTTTTTTTGTCATCATTTACTGTATTAGTAGATGGTGGATTCTAAACAGGTTCAAAATTTAATTGAGCGCATATTGCGGAAGATGAATATGTATTCACCAGAAGCAGTTCAATTAGTTTACAGAACAGGATTAGTCGAGTCTCGCTATAAATATTTACGGCAGCTTGGGGATGGTCCTGCTAGATCATTTTGGCAAGTGGAGCCTGGAATGACCTGTTGTATGGATATTTGTATTAACTATCTACAGTTTCGAAAGAAACTGGTAAAGGTTGTCAGCGATATTCTTTATCTAGATGAAAAGTATATTTTAGAACCAAAGGAAGAGGAATGGTCTGACATTCTTGAATGGAATATAGCGGCTGCAATTGTGATGTGTCGCTTAAAATATAGGAGAGTTCCTAAACCTATTCCGAAGGATTTGAACGGTCAGGCAAAATACTGGAAAAAGTATTACAACTCTGATCTTGGTGCAGGAACCCCGGAGAAGTTTATTGAGGTTGTCAATGGAAGTAGCAGATAAGCTAGAAAGTCTAATGAGTACAATGGAAATTTTAAAACAAATCGAACAGGATTTGCGTTCAAGTTTACCAAAGAAATTAACTAAACAGGATATGGATTTATTTATTGCAATATTAGACTTAATTGCAGGGTGTGACGTTCCTGATGTACGATTTATAACCTCAAATAATACATTAATTGGAGAAGCATAATGGCATCAAAATATGAATCATTTTGTAATAACACTACAGACCTAAGTGCAATTTATTCTGGCATCGATTCGATGGACCGTAAAGCCGTGTTGCCCCCAAATTGGGTAGCAAGCGGAACAAGTAACCTGTATTACTTGCATGGTTCTGGTTCAAGCGGAAATACATTATTTAAAGATGGAAAAGACTTAGGATCTGAGCAAGGATCAGAACCGTCTTCAGATAATACTTGGAGATTTGTCGAAGCAGATGATCGTCTTGAATTCTTTTTAGCATCATCAAGTGCATCTGCGTTAAATAGCGCTGTATTTGAGATGGGACAAGATTGGGATGGACTTAAAACTACTATATGTAAGGAGCAAGCAGATAGAATGCGTTCTTATTTAAGCAATCGTCCTATAATGAAAAGAAGTAATTCCACATATCAAGGTGCTTCCGAAAGAGATTACGATTGGATTGTAATTCGATGTAATGCAGCATTAGCGGTTGCAGATTTAATAAGGTCTACAGATCCAGAACAAGCAGAAGAAATTGAATCCAGGATTATTAATGATGATGGTAGTGGTTTACTAGATAGGTTAAAACGCGGTGAATATAGTCTTTGGAATGAAACTACCTGGTCAAAAGAAAAGGGAGTTGTTACTGTTGTTAGTCAAAATGCAAGTTCTACTGGGTATATAGAAGATATTAAAATTGATAATCGACCTACTACTTTTTATGATGATGTTCGAGTGGTAATTCAAAATGGTGGTACGTTTGCAGTAGGGACGGCCAACTCTACAGTTACCTACGATGTATATGTCGGTAATGATGATGGATTAAAACAAGATAAAGTAGTAGATGCAGAAGCGATAAATGGAAGCTATCAAGCATTGGCTTACGGCGCTAGTTTAAGGTTTGCGCCTGGAGTATACACAACAAATGATGAGTTTTCCGTCTTATTTCAATCGGATGAAACACCAGTTGGAATGATTAAAACTGGACAGATCTACCGCTAATGTCATCCAATGGGATATAAGTAGATGGCGGTGTCGTTCACTAATGTTATCGTAGACAATGTAATCGAATCGTTGCACACGTTGATTGCTGACGAATTTAACACATTGATTATGTACGACAAACATGAAGGAAACCAAAGTTTTTTGATACAGCCAGTATCTGACGAATTAGTCGAAATATTGGCTTCTGGACAAACTAGAGACTATACAATAAATATTAGTTATCGGGTTAAATTTTCTGGTAATTACACAAAAACTAGTGTTAAGCAGGTTTCTAATATAGCAGAAAGATTAAAACGATTATTGTATAACAATCGAAATTATTCAGTATCAGGGACTACGAAGTTTTATAACGCAGTAGTTAACAACATAGAATATGTTAAAGAAGATAAAGCCTTATTGGCTAATTCAGAAGTAACAGTAAGTGTATTGGAAGCAATATAAATGAAATACAAAGCAAAAGAATCATATAAGAAATTATCAAATGATAAAAATTTTAATGCGTTTTCTAGTTCCGCAAAACATCAAAGACTTATGAGAGGGGAAGAGATAGAATTGTCTGAAGTCCCTAAAGAATTAAAATCGCACTTAGAGAGTGCAGAATCAAAATCTAAAAAAGGAAGTAAATAATGGCTACAAATTTTCAACCGAGAGGAAATATAGAGGTAGGTATCGGAAATGGTTCTGCAAATCTTGGTACTGCTCATGCGAACAGTGACACTTGGAATTTTTTGCAAGTAACAGATTTTAGTTTAGAACAAGCTTCGGCTCCAATAGAAATTGCTCCAAGTAAAAGTGGCCTTTATGGAGAGTTAGAATCGCAAGGACATCATCGTCCAGATACACAAATGTATGAAGCAACATTAACAATGCGTGGAACAGCGACTGCGGTACTAAAGTCTTGTTTAGCTTTATTTGGCGATGGAGCGAGTGCTGCTGAATTATCACCCGCTTCTAATACAAATAATGCTTCCGGTGGGAAAATGATTGATGGAGCAGCTAATGTAAATGCAGTAACGCTATTGTTTGAGAACGCAGGATCAGATTCTACAGCTATTGATGTTTCTATGGCAGGCTGCTTTGCTACATCAATGACTTTAAGGCAAGATGTTGGAACAAATGGAGGGGAAATGAGTGTGGAAACTACTTTCGCTTCAGCATATCAACCGGTAGAAAGTGCATTTGCAGCACCAAGTTCTAAAACTTTAGACACAGGAACTCCTAAAAATATATTTAGTTTAAACTCATCAACTCTAAATAGCGAAGCAATGATTTTAAGTGGATGGGAATTAACAATAGCTAGACCACTTGCTAGAGTACACTTTCAAAACACTACAGATTATAAGCCATATGGGTACATACAGACAGGTCCTTATGAAGTAACTGGAAGTTTAACTGCAAAAAGAGATGATGAAGTGCATGACTTAGTAAGTAATATTAAAGGAGATTCGGCAGGTATTGCTTTATCTATCGCTGAATCAAGTGGTTTTACATTATCTTGTCCTGACGTGATGATAGATAATTCAAAACCAGAAGTAAGTGACTTCTTAATGCAGAATATACCTTTTAGAGGTTTTGCTGCATCTGAATCAGCTAATATGGTTTCTATTACTATATCTTAAAAACCCCCCGGAATAATATCTAACAATGGAATATTATGACCGTAAAAACACCTCACGGCGATTTTGAAATCCGTGAACTTTCGTTCAAAGATAGAAGAGAATTACATCGATTAGAAGTTAAATCATTCAAAGATGGTGAATTAGACATTGAAAAATATTACGATGTCTTAGAGTGGGTAATGGCTTTTGCATTTAAAGATCCTG